ATATCCTCTCAATTTACCTTCAGATTTTGCTTTATAAGCAGTATCTACGGCATTGAAGAATTTCTTCTTCTCATCATCAGACATATCAGTAATTGATTTACCACATTTATCAAGCATATGCTTAAATAATTGTTGGTAATCGTTTTCTTCTTTCACTACTTGCCTAACAAGTTCTTTTAATTGAGATATTTTCATTTATTCTGCTATTTTGCGAATGTGTTGTTCTAATTTAATGAGTCGCTCCTTTATCTTATAAATATTACTATTTGTTCTTTTCCAAAAATGTTCATTACTTACACCATTTTCAGCTTTTAATTTACCATACCAATTAAGAAATCTTTCCATTTCTGCTAATTGCTTATTGATATTGGAAATACCTTTACCTATTTTGGATGTAGCTGATGAATCTTCTTTTTTTAATTCTAACCAACGATTTTCTTTAACTACACTATATCCAGTCAAATCTGCTTGTTTTTTAGCGTTTGTTTTTTCATCACCTCTTTTAGTAAATGCATTTGGAGAATCATATCCTTGTACATTTGCAGTAGTGTTCATTTCATCAACTTTCAATTCGGCATCTTTATACAAACCACTAACCTTTTGGTCTAATTCGTTTGCTAATGCTTTTTTCTTATTGTTAAGTTGCTTTAATTGTTGGATGTGTTGCTTTTCAGCAGGAGTTCCTTTTGTTTGTTTGTATAAATCCAAATGTTTTTGAATTTGGTCTACAACTTCTCCATATTCTTTTGTAATAGTTTTAACACCTCTAGCTTCTCTAAGAATAAATTCTTTTATTTTATCAGGCAATCCCTTATGAGATGTTGATGCGAAATCTTTAGCATCTTTATCACTCATCGAGTCTGCAGCTTTTGAAACTTCTGGAGATGGAGAATCCATATCACCCTTTTGAGTTGCATGAACCATTCCCATAAATCTTTGTTGTGCTTTACTTTGTGCTGGCATCCTTTAATTCTTTTAAAAGTTCGTATGACATCATCATAGCTGATAAATGCGATTCCTTAATAGCTTTAGCTGATTTAACTTTCTTTAAGTTTGAAATCGTTTCTGCTAATTTAATTTTTGTAACTTTATCAGAAATTTTAGAACCAACTTCTTTTAATCCCTCAACAATTGTATGAACTTCTACTGATACATATTCTTTTAATTTGCCAGTATTATTCATATTATTGATATATTCCTTCAATAATCCTTTTTGTTGTAAAGATAAATTTTTATATTTTTTATTGAAATTCTCTATTAACAATTTATAAGATATTGCTCTTAAATCATCATCTTGCTTTTTATATTGCTCCATTATAGCATCTTTGATTTTAACATCTTTGTTTTGAATCGAAGAATTAATAATATTTTCAGCAATAGTAAAACGAGATGAAACTATATCAGTTGGCTCGTATTGTTCCTCTGATGTAGTTACTTCAAATATTTTATAAATAGATGCTAATGTTTTATAATTTGAAATAGGAGATTTAATAAACTCATCTAACCCATAAGTTTCTTTAATTTCTTTAATAAGAATGTATTTCTCCTTTGTAAGTTTTTTCTCGTCTAATCTTTTACGAGCTTCGCATATTGTATCAATGAATTTCTCAGCTTTACTTTCTGAATTATATTTTTCATTAATAAGATATTGATATAATTTTAATTCTTTGGATAATTCCTTTTTTGAATTAAAATGCTCTTTTAATATCTTTTCTGCGATAGAATTTATTTTGCCAGACATGATTTCTGAGGTCACTTGTCTAACCAATAATTCAAAAATAAATCCTGTATTTTTAAACTTTGAGTGTTTAATAGTTTTCATTAATTGCTACAATTTTCTGATATAAATATATTTTTATATTACTTTAATTAATTTATTTAGAATCTTCTGTCAAAATAGTCTTTTTATTTCCCATCATATCCTTAAAAATTTCTTTGTAATTCTCTCTTGGTTTATATTTGACAGAACCTTCTTTTTGTTTATTAGATTTTTGGCCGAATGGGTCTCTTCCTAATGGATGGTCATCTTTACCATATCTAACCGGGTCTTTTGGTCTACCAACATCTCCTTCGGTTTCCAATTCGGTGTTCAATCTATCCAACTCTTCTTCAACATTTGTTGGTTCTCCTTCTACACCGGTTGGTTTAGCAGGGTCAACACCCTGTGTTTCAATAGAAGTTAAACGGAATTGTTGTTTAGTATCATCTAACACATCTAATGTTAATTCATCCTGCTCTTCAGGAGTCATATCCATTACTGTATCATACATCCATTTTTTAGAAAACATTTTAGTTTGTTGCATTTGTTGAATCAATGCTACCTTTGAAGTATATAATTCAACCTTTTCTTGCTCATAAATTTTAGATGGAATTGTTAATTCTAATGAAAAATCTAAATCATTTGCATCATCTAATCCTTGTGCATATAAGTGTACAATTGCTATCTTAGTTAATTCAGATACCAATACTTTTTGAATTCTTTCTATTGTTTTTGCAAAACGAACATCTTGTGATGCAAGAGTTGCTTTACCACTAATATCTTCTTCGTATCCTAAATATGCTTTTGGAATATGTAGTGCAGCCATTAACTTATTTTTTAAATAGTTAAGGTCATCCACCATATTATATTCTAAACCTTTTAGAGTATCAATTGAAGTACCATTATCATTACCACGCACTGGCATATAATAATCTTCAATAAGGTTTTGCATATTATATTTCAAATTGTAATCGCCAGTAGCCGCATCAACAAATGGAGTCTTTTTACTTGCGTTTATAATTTTTTGCATGTAATTATCTACCTCATTTGGTGGAATATTACCTACATCAATTTTAAAGATTCTCTTTTCAGGAGCTCTCATAATACGATGGATTAACATCGCATCTTCCATAAGAGTTAATTGTTTCCAAACTCTTCTAGCTCCTTCTAACATTGATTTACCATATGGTAAGAAGTTTGCATCCGAATATAAACGGAAATGGGCTACTTCATAATTTTCGTATTCTTTTTTGTTTGAAGCTTGTGTACTTCCGTATGGATTGGTATATGGTGAATAAACAAATTTTACTCTTTGTGGATTTTCCATATCAAATCCTTCAACTCTACTAACTTCATATACTGACATTGGTACTATATTTATAATACCTAATTCTGGAGCAATTTCTAATTGTAAAAAGAAATCGCCATATTTTACTAAGTTTCTACCCCAAGGCCATAAGTTAAATTCTATGTTCATTATATCATAGAATAAGTTATGAAGAATACTTTTAATATTTTCATTTGAACAATTGATTCTTAATACATCACCATGTTCATTCTTTGGAGTTGATTCATCAGCAAAAATATTTAAAGCAGAAGATAAAATAGGGTCGTTATCCATTGAATCATAATCTCTGAATAAATCTGCTCTTACTTGTTGATAAGACATTGCAGATTCAAGCATTCCAGTACTATATGCGGGTGTTTTCATTTTCATAAAACGGTCAACAAGGTTAGTTGACATTGATTGATATTCATCCGTATCAATGACTCTAACACCTTTTTTTGTTTTACGAACAATGGTGTTTGTTGAAAATAATTTTTGTAACCTACCGAATATTGATTTATCTGCCATTTTTATTTTATATTAATTTATAAAGATAAGTAAAATTTTTGAAATTACCAAATTTTACCACTTTCTGCAAGACCAATATCTTGCTTTATGTCTTGGTCCTGGTTGGTCACAATTGTGTCTTGCTCTGAAACTTCTTCTTCTATCGGGATTATTCTTTTTAATTTTAACTCCCTTTTGACCAAAGTTTACTTTAACAACATTACCGGCAGGATTTTTAACATAAACTTTGAATTTCTTAACATCACCTGCCATTGGTTTACCCAATTGAACATTTCTACCCTGATATTCTGCTTCATAAACACAATTACAATTTGCTTCACTTAAATCTTTAGAATATGCTCTCATAAAAGAAATGAAATCTTCCATATCCTCATCTTCCACATCATATTCTTCAGGTTCAACTAAACCATAGTTTACATCATCATCTGAATCAATATCTTCACTTATAGGAACACAATTTGGAACTTGCTTTCCACCTTTATCCTTCATTCCTACTTGCTTATATCCATCCCAACAATCTTCACATAATGCGTTAGCTTCTCCCTCATTGCAAGTTTTCCAACCACCACCTTTTGATTTATAGTTCTTTGCAGCCCATCCATTTGCATATGCAGATGGATAAACATCAAATTTAGATTTTGCTGCGGATTTAGATGCCGACCACTTTGCCGGGTCAGTTGGACAATTCTTTTCTAAAAATAAATTTAGTTTTTCTTCTATATTCATATCTTCATTTTTTTTCTTTCCTGCACAATGTGCTTTTTGAGAGAAACCTTTTGGATTATTGCAATCTATACTACTTTTATATTTATCACTCCATTCTTCATTTTTTGGTTTAGTAGAAACATATATTGGCTTTTTACCTTGTCCACTACTATCTTTACCACCTCTTCCTGCATCATTTTGTGCATCTCTCTTTCTACGAGTTGCACTTTCTTTTTCTTTTTTACTCATCCCAGCTGCTTTTGCCGCAGGAACACATTTAGCATAACCTTTCTTTTCTCCCGAAGTTCCACATGGTGGATGTTTACCATCAACTTTTTTGCCGATGTTTACCCACTTTTCTTTAAACCATTTATCTAAATCTTCGTTCATCTATAAGAGTTTCAACATATAAATATAGATTATCCAAGCAACCACTTCAAATTTTCTACTTCCCCATTACCTATTTTCATTTCATATGGATTATCCTTTTGCCAATTGCTAGTATAAACCCCCTCTTCATATGATTTAACCGTAGATGAATTCAACATTGCTTTGGTTAAATCAATCCCTTCTTGCTTCAATCTAAGCGCTGTGTTACGAACCCATAGTCCAATTCCCAATGCCATAATCAAGTCATCATTGTAACTTTTCATAGCTTCAGCTCTACCAGAACTCCAAATAAAAGTAAACATTTCATCAATCAATCTGCTAGAACGAATGAGAATATCTTTTTCTCTCATATAGGTATCCAATGTAGATATGATAAGAGGACGGGTTTTTGATGTTGTAGAAAACCCAGCAACCATATTTCTTTCATCTCTGTAATACCTATTACTCATTTGTTTTTCAGTATCAATATATTGTAAATCCTTACTCATATAAAATAAATTAGGATATGCTCTATTAATTACTTGTTGAATTGCTGACCAACCTACATTGGCATTTTCTATAATAAGTAATGCATTATTATAATCAGTTGCTAAACTTACTAAGAAGTTTCCAAAATCCTTTGTATCCAATCTCCCTCTATATTCAGCTACTTGGGTACAATCTTCAATATCTAATACTTGGGCAGTAGAATAATCGGCTCCATCACCTCGCGCCACATCGGCTACAACCATATATGACTTATTGTAATTTGGATATTCCCATTTCCAAAGATTCCCATCAAACCCAGCTTTTTCTATTGGCTCCATAACATAGGTATCTTTATACCAAGTCAATAATGCCGGGTCGATTACAGTATCACCAGAACCAACAAAGTCACAATCACATTCCTGTGCTGCTCCTTTAATTCCTAAAATTCTTGTTTGTTCATCTCTCCATTGTTGATTTCTTTCAGGGTGTACAGTCCAATGTAAGTTAATACAATTGAAACCATTTGCACCACTTTCTCCATCTACCCACATTTTATGAAACCAATTACCAATACCATTTGGTGTAGATAATACGATTGCAGAACCACCTGTTGATAGGGTTGATTGTGCCGATAACCAAATTTCATCAATATCTCTAATGAATGCAGCCTCATCTACTACCAATAGTGATAAG